ACAGGTATGTCTATTGCTGCTAATAGGAGAAAAGCAAAAGAATTAGAATCAGTTGCTGAACTTAAGTTAGCTGAGAAAATGGCTAATGGTGAAGTTGAGTTTAAGAAAGCTGTGATTGATTCTCATAGAGGTGATTGGAAAGATGAATTTTGTCTTATCCTTATAAGCATTCCTTTATTGCTTTTGGCTTGGTCTGTATTTAGTGATGACCCTGATATACAAGCAAAGATAGACATTTTCTTTGATAAATTTTCTAACCTTCCGATGTTTTATCAGGCTTTAGTAGTAGGAGCTTTCAGTACGATACTAGGTATCAAGGGTGTATCTACCTTTAAGAAAAAATAATGGAAGTAATCTGTTATATTTTTATTATGCTTTGGATAATAGGAATATCTGAATAATCTAAACTTATGTCCGACACAAGTAGAGATATTATTAGTGAGTATAAGGATCAAGTGCGAATACTTAAACAGCAAGTTGACGAACTTGAAGATCAGAATAAAAGCAAAGATTCTGCAAATAAAAGGTGTTTACAAAAGCTAGAATATGCTAATGACGATTTAGAGAAAGCAAATAAACAAGTTAAAGAACTTGAAAAAAAAATTAAAGACTTAAAACAAACAAATGAACAATTATTGAAACATCCATGAAAGTAGCCTTAGTAATGATAATGTGTAGTCAAATAGCAGGTGATTGTATGTCACCTCATTTTCTTAGACACTATGATAATCTATATAACTGTTTAATAGGCGGTTATACTGAAGCTATTGAAAAAACTAAAGAAATTGGTAAAGAAGATATAGTAAAGCATGAAATAATAGTTAAGTTTAACTGTTATTATGATAAAAACACTTTACCTCATGGAGCATAACTATGACACAATTATCAAAACATTTTAGTCTAAAAGAAATGATTAAATCAGGCACAGCAGCTAGGCTTAATTTAGATAACACACCAAACGAAGAACAAATAGAAAACCTAAAAGCATTATGTGAAAACATATTAGAACCATTGAGAGAATATTATGAATCAAGACCCATAATGGTCAGCTCAGGTTTTAGATCAGAAAAATTATCTGAAGCTATAGGTTCATCATCAAGATCACAGCATTGTAAAGGCGAAGCTGTAGATTTTGAAATACCAGGATTTGACAATAAACAAGTTGCTGCACACATAAAAAACAACTTTCTTTATGACCAACTTATCAGCGAATACTATGAAGAAAGTGTAGCTGATAGCGGTTGGATTCATGTTAGTTACAAAAGAGATGGTAGCAATAGAAAGCAATCTTTGATAAAAGATAAAGAAGGTTACAAGGAATGGCAATAAACAAATCTAGCATGAAATGTAATAGTCCTAAACGACAAGTTTCTGGTGGCAAAAAATTTGTAGTCAAAGCCTGTAAAGGTGGTAGAGAAAAAATTATTAGATATGGTGATGCTAATATGAAAATTCGTAAATCAAATGCAGCAGCTAGAAAGAGCTTTAGAGCTAGACATAAATGTGCTACTGCTAAGGATGTTTTTTCTGCAAGATATTGGTCTTGCAAAAATTGGTAGAAAGGAGGAAAAATGTACGGAAAAAAAGTAATGAAAAAAAAGAAAAAGAAAAAAGGAAAAAAAAAGAAGTAGTATGCTAGGTGTAGCTTATATGTTAAGCTGGGAGAGTCGGTGGGAACTAATATAGGAGAATAAATGCCAAAAGGTAAAAACAAAAAGTATAGTAAAAAACAAATGAAGATAGCAAGGATTGCACCACCAAGAGATAAAATAACTGGTGCTGATTTTGCTAAACTAAGAAAAAGAAAGAAGAGAAAATAATGAAGAAAACAGTAAAAGCACCAAAAGGTTTTCATTGGATGAAAAAATCTGGTGGTAGATATAAACTTATGAAAGGTGCATATAAACCACATAAAGGTGCTGTAAAAGCTGCATCATTTGTGGTACAAAAAAAACACAGAGGATGAAGAGAGCATTACTAGATGCGTTAGAAAAAAGATACGAAGCTGAATTAGCTGAAGCTGACGCAACTGTAAAAATATATTTAGAGAATAGTGTTGGCATTGGCGAACATCCTCAACATCTTAAAGAGATAGACAAACAATTAACAAAAATAGCTAATGCTGAACACAAATTAGAAATCATTAAGGAGTTTGAATAATGGCAAAGTTATGTGCAAGAGGTAAAGCAGCAGCAAAAAGAAAGTTCAAGGTATATCCTTCCGCTTATGCAAATATGTATGCCTCTGCTGTTTGTTCAGGTAAGATAGTTCCTGGTGGTCGTAAGAAAAAGAAAAGAAAGAAAAGATAATGTCAAAAGGTTTACGATCATGGGTAAGAGCTAATTGGGTTGATATAGCTAACAGACGACCTGATGGTTCTTTTCCAAAATGTGGTAGATCAAAAGGTGAGAAAAGAAAGAACTATCCTAAATGTGTGCCGTTAGCAAAAGCAAGAGCTATGTCATCAGGACAGAGGAGAGCAGCCGTATCAAGGAAAAAGAAAGCTGAAAGAAGAGCAAGGAAAGGGAAAAGACCTAATTACGCAAGAACATGAAGAAAAGAACTTGGAGCAAGAAAAATGTTTCAAGGGTTGTGGGTTCTTGTCATTTCTGTAAAAAAGAACATACATCAAATGAAGGTGGTTGGATTATAAACGCAGAGCATAAAGTATTCTGCGAAACTCATACTGAAGGTGTGTCTAGCTGCTTTGATAAATATTTAAAACGAAGAACAGTACATTTTAATGATTGGTAAATATTAGGTAGCAATCAGGGGAATACTGCTTACAGCATTGATTGCCACCAAATATTAACTAGACCAAAACTTTTTAGCATTATCTAAATATGTAGGATCTAGGTCGTTTCTCCAAAAATAATTTTCAAAATCAGGTTGAATATAATCTTTCAAAACATTTACATCGTTAGATATTTTCATAAGATTCTGTCTTACTTTACATCTTTGGATAAAATCTTTTTTTCTGCTTTCTATACTTTCAGGTGTAAGCAACTCACAGTTTTCTGCACTAAATACTTTAAAACTTTCTTCATTGATATAACAAATATATATAGGTAACTCAGTTGCATAATGATAAAAGTCTGTTTGCATTAAGTGGTAGGGTTCAATAGTTTCAGGTAGCTTAGTGGTTGACCAACTTCTAGTACCATCTTTCTTTACCCTACCTCTTCTTGGAAACTTACATTTATCTTCTATAATGATTTTACCTTTAAAATCTGCATAACCATGTACAGGTATAGTAATACCATCAAAGACTTTATAAGTTTCTATTTCAGGTTTACATTTATCATAACCAGGTATTGTTTTATGTGCAGCATGACCATTAACAATCATTCTCTCAACAATAGTTGAAAAATGATTGAAGGCATCAATCTCTTTTGCATCTGGTATTAATGTATTTAACTTTTCCCTAATTGGTGTGAACATTGTTTTCTTTTAAAAAAGTTTCATAATCTCTTCCTAAATATTCAACCATTTTTCTAGTTCTAAATTCTTTAGGATAATTAGTAGCTTTCTCATACTTTTGAATTTGTTGGAAAGTTACGTTTATAGATTGACCTACATCCGTTTGAGTTTTATACGCAGCTCTTCTAGCATTACGAAGTGCAATACCTAGTTTTTTATAAAACTCTTTTTCTTGTTCTTCAAAATTAATGTCTGACATTGTTTCCTTTCATTTAAGACAAAGAACCCTTTAACCCTTGTTGCAACTTTTAACTGTAGAATTAGTTTATGTGCTAATTCTTATTTGTTTTTGTTTCAACTCCATGATCTTCTCAGCAATTTGAGGTAATCTAGCTTTGTTTTTAAGATATAAAGTTTTATGCTTGTACATACTACTTAACAACCTCTCTTGCTTCGACTCCAGATCCTTGAGTATTTTTGGTTCTATTGTCATTTTTTTCCTCACCGATCAGTTTAATATTAGACCTAACAAACCGCTTATCGGTGATTGTTACTTCTGCGGAATCGCTAGGCTTTTTTGAGGCATGAGCTTTTTCTGTAGCTTCCTCTACAGTAGCACCCTCAAAAGTTTCTTTAAAATTGACCATCAGTTCAGCAAGTGTATCTTTTTGTACTTTAGTCATTTAATTCTATGTTCCTCCTATAACCTTTAATTTTCTTAAGGTCATTTCTGTTAGCCAATTTATCTATTAGGACAGTTATTGAGTTCTTAGATTTATAGTCCAAACCCTCTGCCATTTCTTGAAAAGTTGGCATATATTTGTTTTTTCTATAGTATTTTTTAATAAAATTCAATAGACGCAGCATAACTGGTGTCATGGGTATTTTACTTTTTGTCATTTAACTCCATATCAAATATTCTATTTAGTTCGTTATATCCTGCTGTATCATCATAACTATCCTTTTTATATCTTGGATTTGTTATAGTTCGCCATATTTTAATAGCCATCATACACACACCAAATATATTTTTAGGCACTTTTATTTGTTTTCCATTGTGTGCAGATATTAAAGATTCTAAAAATCCATGAAAAAAATAGCTTGTTTTAGTAAAACTACCATACTCATCAGCCTTTCTTTCCAACAGTTTTTCAATATCTTTGGCAACTCTATTGACCTTTTTTACATTATCTGATGAGTTCGCCATTTTTATCCTTACAATAATTTAACAATACTGTTTGACCTTTATATCTGACTTCGCTGTTTGTTGTGTCAAACACCGCTATTTTTTTAAAAGCATCTTGGCATAACATTTTGGGTGCAGTAATTGAAACAGTTGCCTCAGCTACTGACCCATTCAACAAGTGCATGACTACAACAATAACATCCATTAGAAGTTCATTTTGTTAGTTTGGCTACCTTTTTCTTTAGGTTGATTAGAGTAACCACTTATGTTTGGCACTTTTGCATCTTCATTTGACCAACCTATAAGAGCTTTTTTACCGCCAATCTCAACATCATTAATGTCACCTGTAAATTTATTATCATCACCTTTAAACAAAACTCCTACTTGTTTAAAAATTTTAATAAATTTATGATTTCCGTCTGTTGAAGATCCCTTTGAACCAAGAATAGTTGCGTTTTTACCATTTGTTAGTTTTATATTACCTGAAAAATCAATCTTTGTTGCTTTTTCATGGTTTGGGTCATAAGGAAAAAAAACGAAATCTTTTTCCTTACCATTTTGATTTGCCATGTTGTCCTCCGTTTGTTTCTATGGTCTTTGCTTTTTCTTTAAATGACTTTTCTAACTTGTCATTGTCTGTTTTCCAATCAGAATAAAGTTTATTCAACTTTGTTTGCGTAGTTTGTTGATTTATTTTATCCTGGATAGAAACTGTATTATTATTTTTATTTTTATTCTTCTCTTGATTTTTTAAAGCTGTAGTCAGTTCATCAGCACTTGAATATTCAGAACCTGCTAAACCAAATGCAGCTAAACATCTACCTAAACTGCTACTACTACAATTTTCTAAAGCACTTGTTTCATTTATAAAAGATGAACCCCTATGCTCCTCAGCATGACCAACAGCATAAGGTTGATCTCCTATATATAAAGTTGTTTTAATTATAACTCTTTTATCATCATGAAAAAGTAGCTGTTCATCAATTTTTGATTCAGGGAAATATTCTTTCAAATGTTTAAACCTTTCGGCAACTATAGAATATTTTTTACCTTTAATTGGAACAGTTGGTATTTTTTTTATTTCTGATAAACATTTTTTATATCTATCTTTAAATGAACCTTTGTTGGATTCCTTTTCTTCAGTTTGCTTTTGCTTTGTCATTCAACCCTTTCTCTTTTAATTGTTCTTCTAACTCTAT